CAGAGCCAGCGCAGTATCTGTCTCCGCCGAGACTGCACCGGGCATGGTCCGGCCGAGAGTGAGCGCGCTGTCGGTCTCGACTGCGATCCCGGCCGACGTTCCGCTGCCAGGCGTGAGCGCGTAGGCCGTTTCGCTTTCGTCAGCGCGGCCCAGCGCTCGAATGACGATGCCACTGAGGCCCAGCGCTCCCTCGCTTTCACTTGCTGTTCCGGTGGCGCGAACGCCGATCCGGGCCAAGGCCTGCGCACTGTCGGATTCAGCCGCGGTGCCGACGGTCAGCAGAGCCATGCCGCTGACGTTGAACGCGGCGTCGGCTTCCGAGCCCAGACCAATAGCCCTGATCGCCGTGCCAGCACGCACGAGCGCCGCGTCGGTTTCGGTAGAGATGGCCGCTGGTCGAGCAGCGCCAAGAACGAGCGCCGTTTCTGTTTCTGAGGCTATGCCGACGGCGCGCGCCTGTGCGCCGGACAGGGCCAGAGCAGTGCTGGTCTCGCTCGCGAGCCCGAGCGGTCTTGCGACGCCAAGTGGCTGGGCTGCGTCGGTCTCGGCAGCGGCGCCTACCGCCCTGACTGAGACACCGCTCAGCGTGAGTGCGGCTTCCGTCTCGGTCGCGATACCCGTGGGGGCTATTTGCTTGCCGGCCATGGCGAGGGCCGTGTTGCTGTCAGTAGCGATGCCGAGACCCATCGCCACGGCGAGGTTAAGCGCGCTATCCGTCTCGGTCGCAACGCCGACAGGAGAACTTAGACCAGAGCTCGGCTGCTCGCCGATCGGCACCGTCCCAAGCGGTGCGAAGCCGAGCATTTTAGAAAGCTCCGATGATTACGAAACCGTCGCCGCCCTTGCCGCCAGAACCTCCAGTTGATCCAGCACCACCGCCGCCGCCGCCGCCGCCATATGCTCCAGGGCCTCCGGCTCCGCCCAGAGACGCGCCACCGGAGCCACCACCTGTGCCGCCTGTGAAGAAGATCGGAGAAGATCGGCTGAACAGTTCTTTCAACGGCACACCAAAGTTGAGTCCTGGCAACCCTGGCGATCCAGCTTGAGAACCTGACACACCCGCAGCGCCGCCACTCAGGGATTTAATCATGGCTACGCCGGTCGAAGGCCCCACCGAGTTAATGCCTCCGCCAGCTGCGACGCTGTTGCCGCTGCTAGAGCTAGCCCCGCCTGCGCCGCCGCTGAACATATCGAACGGTGTAACCGAGCCACCCACGGCTCCTGTGTTAGCTCCGCCAGCTGCGCCACCTGACGCGCTGCTCGTGGCAGTGGATACACCAAACGCTCCCGGCGCACCGTAGGTCCAGGTTGTAGTTCCCGCTCCCGCCGTAGGCACAGCACCGGCGCCGCCACCGTTGACGTTCACGACCTGCACGAGGCCCGTAATGTCGGGCGCGATGGCGACATAGGACGTGGTGCCGCCGCCTCCGCTCGCCCCCGCACCACCTCCGGTGCCGCCAAGTCCCGGTCGCACAAAAAGGATATCCGGCAGAGCGAAGATCGGGACGACCATCCTCAAGATCGCGCCAGCGCCGCCGCCACCGCCGCCCGCGCGCGCAGTGGCTGCCGTGGATGCGCCTCCAGCGCCGCCGCCGCCACCACCAGCGGCGATGATGTACACCCACGTCTTGCCTGCCGGCTTTAGCCAAGTCTGCCATCCGCGCGAGGTCGTGCTGTCCTGCTGTGCCGAGAAAACTTCCCACTCCGCATTGCCAGCCTGTGGAAATCCAGACAGCAGCATTTAGTATTTTCCACCGAAAGTGGTCGTCGCGTAGCCGGTTCCTGAAGCTCCGGTTGATGTGCCGAAAGTTATCAGAAGACGATAGCCTGCGGGGAGCGCCTTGCGGATTGGGATCGCGATGTCGTTCTGCGCTGCGGTGTTGGACGATGTCACCGCTGCGAGGGTCATCTCGGAGATCATCGCCGTATTTGCCGCTGTGTTTGACGTACCGGGAGTGAACGCGCCGGTGACGGTGCATATGAAAATACGCGCAACCGTCGCCGCAGGAGACCCGACGGGTTTCAGTCGGATCTCGTCAACGAACCCCCCTTCCGCCGTGTCGGCTTGAAAGATCGATGTGATGTTCGACCCAGTGCCGTCTTGCGCAGTGTTCGCGCTAGGGCCCAGCACCGCACCGCCAAGCTGAACATCCGGAGTGCGCACGAAAATCGGATTGACGTTAGCGGCCATGTTTCTACCTCACGCGAGTAATGCGCCCATCCTGATGGCGATGCCCATCCCAATCGATCCTGCGCTCAGGTCACTTTGGTCTGGATCGATGAATACGGTCGATGTTCCAGACAGCGACAAGAGCGCTGAAGCGAGAGCCGAGCCGTTCCAGCGCACCTCGTTGACGTCGCGCGTCAGAGTGAGGCCGTCCGAAGAGATCAGGCCCTTGCCTCGCGCCCAACTAGCGCCGCTGACGATGAAATAGGTGACGACACGGTTGGCGAGCGCGGCGAGGTTCTCAGCGGGCGCCAAGCAATCCCCGTTCGTGCTGTCACGCACTCCCGTTGACGAAAGCGTGAGCGCACCAGTGCCTGTCGTCGACGTGGTACATTTGATGCGCTCCGCGAGCATCCATTAGCTCGCCCGGAAGAAAACGCCGGTCGTCATCTGAATGTCGGCTCCGCTCGGGGTCATTGCGAAGTCGAACATCGTCAGCGGGATGATATTGCTATCCGTGCCGCCGGTCGTGTCGCTGTCGTAGCAAACGGCGATCTTGCTGATCGCGTTGCCGCTCGCCGCGGTCCAGGTCACCGTCGGCAGAGAGACGTCATAGCGGTCGTTCGTGTCATCGGGAGCGGGAAGCGCGGCGAGATCGCTGTCCGTCAGCGTCTTGCGGCCCATCGTCGTCTGCTCGTTCGTGGTACCGCTGAGGAGCGCCGAGAGGTCGTCCTTGTCGATCAGCGTCGCATCGCTCTCGAGGCCGGACGTCTCGATCGGGACCAGGATCAGCGCCGAGTTCGTGGGATCATTCGATTTAACCCGATTGTAGAACTCAACGACGCGGCCCTTCGCGATGTTGAAGACGATGTTTGCCACGGATCCGCCTCCTGAAATGCTCAGTGAGACGATACGGCGCGCTTCGTTGCCGCTGTAGGTTCAACGAAAACGGGCCGCCTCGGGGGAAGCGGCCCGTCGCAGGCTCCCACGGCAGCGGGAACTGGTTACTTCTCTTCGGCGGGTGCCTCTTCCGACGCCTCAGCCGCCTTCTTCGCCGCGGCTTCGCCCTTCTCGAGGCCAGCGTAGAGTTCGTGGCCCTTCTTGATCTCGATGTCGACCGTCTGGCCGGGCTCGACGAAAACCGTGCCGGCATCCGTCTCGACGCCGCGCGGCCCTTCGGCAGTGTTCGTGACCTTCGTCATGCGCTCACGCTCCTAGATGTTGTCGCGGTACGAGACCGCCTTCGGGCGATAGATCTCGAGCTGGCCGACGTTCATGATCCCGTCGACGCGCCACGACATCGAGCTGATCGCGAAGGGCGGCAGGAACTCGAACATGCCCGGCAGGAAGAACTCCATGTTGTCGGGGCTCTTCTCGTAGGCGATCATGCGCTTCGTCGAGGACGCGCCGGCCGTCTCAAGCTCGCGGCTCGCGCGGATATCCAGCCGCTGGCCGGTCATGGCCGTGTAGCTGTTGTTCTCCTGCACGAAGTTCAGGATGGAATCGTTGCTGTTCGTCAGCTGCGTGTTGTTGAGGAACAGGAACTTCGACGTCGGCAGCAGGAGAGCGTTCGGGATCGCCGTCTCGCTCGAGTTGGTGATGACGTCGTTCAGGACCTGGTTCACGTCGGCGAGGATATTCGCGACGGTCGCCGAGCCCCACGAGCCGTTGGTCGCGTTCGCCGCCGGCACTGAGGCGTTGTTGACGAGACCGGTGGCGTTCTTCTCGGTCGAGCCGGAGATGACGCGATCGTAGATGAACTTCTCGGCCACCATGCGAGCGGCCGATGCCTTGCGATCGGCGAGGTTGAGGTTCATCCTCGAGGCGCGGTTCACTTCCTGCAGCGAGACCTCGTAGCCGGCACCGGCCAGATAGAAGCGGCTCGTGCCCTGGCTGAAGTTGACGCTGGCGTTCGGGATATCGAAGCCCTTGCCGCTGATGTACTCGGCGGCGCCGGCGATATCGCCCGAATAGACGAGCGTGCCGATGTCCCACATGTCGCCTTCGGTGTTGACCGGGACGAGACCAGCGTAATCGAACGAAGGATACTTCGTTTCGAGGACGGCCGCGTGCGTGCGGTAGAGGGCGGGAGTGACGAAGCCAGCGGCCTGCTGAGCGTCCTCGAAAATCTGTCCGTCGAACGGCATCTCGCTACCCCCTTACGTGCGGTCGCTGAAGACGCGGAGCGGAACGATACCCGCCGCGCTGGTCGTGGCGTCGAACTTGGCCGGGATGGCCGTGTTCGACGTGGAAACGTTGGTGATGAGGCCCGCGCTCGTGACGTAGGCCTGATCGCCGTCGGCAACCGCGACCGAGGCGGACACGTAGATGACGCCTTCGATGAGCAGGCCGACAGTCGAATATTGCGGATAGGTGTCCGCGGTCTCGCCAACGCCGGGAACCATGCCCGCATCGGCGATCACGATGCCCATGAAGGTTGCGGCCGACGGCGTGAGCGTGACGCCGTGGTCGCCCGAGCCGCGGAACGCCGCCTTGCCGGCCGTGATGCCTCCGGAGTCCTCGATCGTGCGCGAGATGCGGTTGCTGGTCTCGCCGTTCTTGACCATGCCGGCGTAACCGGAGGGGATCGTCGAGGTGTAGCTGCTCTGGACGGTAATCGCCATTGATCCCTACTCCTTAGGCGGCCTTGGCCGGCGCGCCGCGATAGGCGTCCGACAGGTTCTTGCGGGCGGCTTCACGAGCCTTCTCGTACTCGGCTTTCGCGTCGCCGATGGTCGGCACGCCACCCGAGAGCGCGCTGCGCACCGGGTCTACGGTGCTGTCCTTCGCCTGCGCGGCCAGCGTATCGAAGGAGACGGCGATCTGCTCGTCGCTCCAGTCCTTCGCGGCATCGCCGAGCTTCGAGGAGACGACCGCGCGCTTGATCGCAGCTTCGTCCATGCTGTCGTTGAGCGTTGCGTTCGGCGCCAGCTTCTTGGCGGTGTCGAGCGTCGCGGCGAATGCCTTGGCGGCATCGCGAAGCTGGGCCGGAGTGAGCTTGGCGTCCTTCACCTGCTGCTCGAGCGTGACGACCTTCGCTTCGAGCGAAGCTTTGTCGGTCGTGAGCTTGGCGACGTCGCCTTCCGCCTTCGCGCGAGCCTCGTCGGCGGCGCGGACCTGCCCCTGCAGCTTCTCGATCGCGGCCTTGGCCTGGTCGGATACTTCCGTGACCTGAAGGCCGTCGATGATGAGCGTATGCGGCATTCGGACTTCTCCATCTTGGGTGGGGTTTCCCCCACCGCTGGGATCGGACGTCTCACGACGTGCAGGCTCAGTGATACCGTCGCCCAAACCGCCGTTGTAGGTTCGTTCGTCGGTCAGAATTTCGATCAGCTCGGCGGCGGGGATTTGCACAACGGAGACGGCATCTCCGATCCGGCACATCGGACCCGCGCGGCCCTTGTCGACCACGGCGACATGGTTGCCGCGAATTTGCTTCTGCATCGCGTCGTAATGCTCGCCAGCCTCGGTCTCGCCGGCCGTGAAGTCGATCAGGCTCGCATAGCCATTCGAGAGTTCGCGCTTTCCGCCCTCGACATCGGCGATCGTCGCCTCGTCCATCAGCACGATGTCGAAGGCGAGGAAGTCGCCGTCGCGCAAAGCCTTGCCAACGACGCCCTTGGCATGGTCGCGCCAATTCTCGGCAGTGACCGGCGATGATGGGTGGTCGTTGGTAACTGGCTTCATCAAGAAGCTGGCGACGCTGTCCTGGGCGAAGACTTCGCTCTCCGGCCGGTAGACCTTCACGACCTGATCGGCGGCGAAGGTCTTGCCCTCGGGATCGATCTCGCGGCCCAGATAGTCGTAGATTCCCGCCCTCGCCGCGCGGGCCCGAACGACCAAGTAGCCGTCGGCGGTCTTTCGCGGATGATCGAAGCTGAGCTTGTCGGCGAAGAGCATGCGCCTGAAATTACGGGCGCGGCGGCTCAGGCTGTAGGTTCAGTCAAACGTGACGACGCCCTGTGCCGTGCAACCGCAGTAAGGCGGCACTCCAGGCATGTCGTCAGCGGGAATGCCACTGTCGCGCCACGGATAGACCTTCCCGTCGCGCGCTTTGTGCCAGCTCCGCGGATGGACCTTCCCCGAGTGCCGCCACTTGAACGAGGTAATGCCAGCCTGCTCATGCCGCGCCTGGTTGAGGCGAGCGCCGAGCTTCACCGTCTGATCGGCGGCAATGCGTCGGGCCCTGGCGCGCGCCATGCCGGTCGCCTCGCTGATCTCCTTAGCGATCTCAGGAGCTGGAGCACGGCGCTGAAACCCAGCGAACACGGAATTGCTGATGCGGCGACGCAGATCGTCAGAGACGTCACGGATCAGGCTGACGTTCCAGTTCACGGACGCTCCAACGGTGTCCTCGACGTCGCCAGCGGTAAGGATCGTGTTCAGGTCGACGTCCGTCGCGGATAGCACTGATCGCACCCACTTGCCGCGGTGGATGCGCTCGACGGTCAATGCCCAGCGCCTCAG